AGGCTGATGACTACACCGGGGGCTCAGAGACCTAGACTCCTGGGCCCTCGGTGCCTGCAATGCTTATAGTTTCTATCCCCGAGCGTGAGGGGTTTGACGAGGAGACACAATCATTCGTCTCCCTGCCCGGCGGAGAACTACACCTGGAGCACAACCTGATCGCACTGTCAAAATGGGAGTCGATCACCCATAAACACCTTATCGGCAATGAAGATGTCTCGCCAGAGGAGATGCTCCTCTACATCGAGTGCATGATCACCGATGAGCAATACAATCGTGAGCTTCTGGATAGACTCCCCGCCAGTGAAATCGAACGTGTAAGTAATTACATGGCCGACACAAAGACGGCAACCACTTTCGTTAAGAAGGGTGACAAGGACGGTTCCGGAGAATACACATCCTCGGAACTGATCTACTACTGGATGATCGCCTGCCAGATCCCATTTGAGTGTGAGACCTGGCATTTGAACCGTCTGCTAACGCTGATTCGAGTCTGCAATGAGAAGAATCAGCCCGAGAAGAAGATGTCCCGGGCCGACATCCTGTCAAGGAACCGGGATCTGAACAGAGCTAGGCGCCAAGCGCTTGGCTCGAAGGGATGATTATGGGAAAGCACGAAGAGTTCCCTGACGAGGCATTCGCCCCGCAGGCTCACATCGGCACAGACCCTATGGAAGACAAGGACATTCACGTGTCCCAGACTACTGAGGTGATGCAGTGAGCGTTGCACAGCAGGTCCTCGCTCGAGCTGCGGCGAGGATTGGATACTATGCTCCAGATGACCCCCAGCCTGGATCCGAAGCCGGTCGCTACTGGGCTGCTCGAACCGGACAGCAGTGGCTTGCTGGACCGTCCGACTCTGTGTGGTGGTGCATGCTCTTCGTTAGCATGTGCCTGGACGAGTGCGGGCAGATTGACGCTATTGGCGGGTTCTCTTTCAACACAGATTATACCGTTAACAAGGTCCGTGAGCACCCCACAGCTTACTTCGTGTCAGTTTACGACGCCCAGCCGGGAGATGTTCTCATCTTCAACTGGGACGGCGGCGGAACAGACCATGTGGGATTCGTCGAGAAGAATCTGGGAGGCGGTACGCTCCAGACTATCGAGGGAAACACCTCTTCCGGCGATTGGGGATCTCAGGGCGCCGGTAATGGTGTATGGCGGCGTGTCCGTAGTGAATCGATCGCCTATGTGATCCGTCCGGCTTACTCCGACGGAGGAGCCAAGTCTGGTCCTGCCGACATCCGTGCCCTGCAGCGGGCCGTTCGGGCGAACCCCGACAATGTCGCCGGTCCGAACACTCGCTCTCGTTGCTACGCGCTGTCATGCGCCTCTGAGTGGGGCGGGAAGACCTTCCCCTTCGGCGTCAAGTTCACCCAGTCTGTCGTCGGTACTGAGCAGGACGGCGTCTGGGGTGAGGCATCTGAGGAAGCCCACGATGAGACTGTCGAGAACGTCCAGCGGGCAGTTGGCTCCGAGGTCGACGGTGTCTATGGCCCCGACACAAACACTAGAGTAAACGCGATGCTCGATCGCGCTGAACAGCCGTAGGAGGCTAAACAATGGCAGCCCCATACTGCACTTTAACCGGGACCATCCCGGGAGGAGAAAAGGGTCGGGCAATCGTCCGAATCATTCCTGACGTCGTCGGTGCTACGGCGACTGTCAACGGGGTCGCAGTCGGTATGCGAGAGCATACTGTTCGGACAGACCAGGCTGGTGCTGTCAATGTTGAGGTGTTGGCTCCGGGTGCTGGAGTGACCCCCTCCGGTGCCTGGACCCACACCATCTATATCGACTCACCCGGTATCGACCTGGTCAAGCACCTAGCCCTTACTCAGGGTGGAGAGATTGACATCATGGCCGCAGATCCCACCGATGAGATTGCCCCACTCCCTTTCGGTGGTGGCGGAGGCGGTGGGGGCGTAGGACCTGTTGGTCCTCCTGGACCTCCTGGTAAGAACGGTGCCCCGGGTCTTCAAGGACCAAAGGGTGACCCTGGGCCCAAGGGGGATCCTGGTCCGAAGGGCGACCCAGGACCTCGAGGAGAGCAGGGCCCTCCTGGACAGGCTGGAGGAGTAGCATCTCTTCCGGAGTATTTGAAGGAAGCAGCTCTCAATGCGAAGTTCCTGACAAATACAAATGCTGCGTCGACCTATTACTCTCAGTCAGCCGCCACTACTGCACTTGCTAAGAAGGCGGACGTCTCCCAGCTGGCCACCAAGGCCGATCGAGTAGACCTGAACGCCACCAATGCTCTTGTGGCGAAGAACCTGAACCCGTTCCAGACTGGCGCTCGGTATTACTCACCGGTGACATACTACTGGCCGGACTACTACCAGGATGGTAAGCCTGGGCAGTTCTCTAAGTGGGCGCAGACACTCAAGTTCCGCGATGAACTTGGGTATGTGATCATGAACCGCAACAGCGGCGACTGGGAAGCCTACGAGAAGGACTTCAAGAAGCAGGCAGAGCTCGCTCTTGCCGCCGGAGCAAAGAAGATCCTCTTCTACATCAAGACTCAGTACGGCGCGGCAAGCCTTGGACATGATGATCCTGGTCGAGCCGGTATCCCGAACCCCGACAAGTTCTCGAAGGAATACATCCTTGAACAACTCAAGCGGGCTAAGCAGTGGTACGGCGATCTAGTTCAGGGAGTCTTCCTTGACGAGGTCATCAACGGATGGGGGACCCAGGCCGGTCGAGTCCCATGGTACAAGGATCTCATTGACACGATCCGAACCAAGGAAGGATACAACTTCGTAATCGGTATCAACACCGGGTCCAACATCTCTGAGGAGATGTGCAAGCTGGACTTCAACGTCTGCATGATGTATGAAGGCACGGCCCAGAAGTTCCTGACGAATGACGAGCAGACTCCGATCCTTCCGGCCCACATGGCCGAGTATCCGTCGACTCGTTGGTGGGCTACAGTCCACACGACCAACTCTCTGAACTACCGCGAGGTGTTCCGGAAGCTCGACTCGCTCGGAATCGGCCACATCTACGTCACCGACGGCGTTCTTGCTGAAGACGGTCAAAATGGTGGTCAATGGGCCCCAGTTGGTAACCCTTACTCCAACCCGCCTGGCGAGAAGATCCGCGAGCTCATCATTCCCTGGATTAAGGGCTATCTAGAGCTCAAGCTCAGAGTCGATGGGATGACCTCCGACGGATCTAAGATCCTCGTTCTCGGTAAGGATGATCCGGTTCCTGCTGGAACTCCGGCTGGAACAGTGATTGTGAGGAGAGCTCGATAATGGCCAGCATGCTCCCAGTTCTGGGAACGTGGTGGTTCGGTAATGGTCGACGAGATGGAGATGGAGCTTACATTAATGTAAACTCCTCGACGACCCCCTATGATCAGTACGCCATCCCGGTTCTCCAGAAGAAATTCCGATTCACGCTGAACTATACCTCAGGAGATGAGAATCGTCTCGTCTTCCGAGCAAGTAGACTCAACGCTAAGAAAGAGAACCTATACCAGGACATCATCGAGACGAAACGACTCCCGGCAGGGACTAAACGCTCGATCGATCTCGATATTGTACTGCCAGATAGCCAGCATCCGTTATGGCTGCCGTCTATTCAGGTTCCTTCGACTGGTCATGACATTCTGATCCACAGCCTCGAGTTGTACCCGACCCCTCCCGAGGGAATCGAGTTCGTATCTCGAGCTGTTGGCGAAGGAATGGGCGGATCCATGCCTGATCTGATGGCTCCATCGCAGTGGGGCGACCTGGCTGTGGTGTTCTATGCATCACAATTCGGCAATACTGCGGCTCGTCCTCCAACGGGATGGGTAGTCGCGGCCCAGAACAATGCTGCTGGACGATCAGGCTATGTCGCCGTCAAGAAGGTGACTAGTCCTCAGGATACCTTGGGCGTGCAGTTTGGGGGAACTGTGGCCTCCGGTGCCAGGGAACGTGCTGTGATGATCATCGTCCGAGGCGCCAAGGACTTTGACATCCATACCTGGCAAGCGGGACTCCCTGAGATCGAACCAAAGCGTCTCGGCTTAGTCGCAGGTCAGTATCACGGCAACAAGAGTACCCCTCTGACGGATTGGCGAACCACAAAGAACAAGTGGAACGCCGGGACGAACTCCACCACCGATTCCTGGTCCGCCCTTCTTGTCGGCGAGACGGAAAAGATCACCGGGATCCCCAATGCAACCGCATGGGCTTGGGTCTATTTGACCCCGATGATTGATGCGGCGGCCCAGGAAGATGCGGCTCCAACAGTTGAGGTCGTAGGTGGAGAGCGAGGGCTCGTCACAGTCTATGAAGCGGATGATTCTGAGACTCCAGCTCATATGCGGGCTGTTCCGAAGGGTTACCCCGACATCGGAACCATGATGATTACCAAGGGGTTCCTTGTGGCTCATCGTGGAGGGTCAGTAAGCTGGCCCGAGGCATCGATAAGAGCCTATACCAACTCCGTAATGTTCGGGGCAGGGGCTCTTGAGGTGTCCTGTCAGTGCTCGAAGGACGGAATTTGGTTCCTGAACCACGACCGCACCCTCCAGAGGACTGACCCGACGGCTCCAAATACCCCCGTCACAGAAATGACCTGGGACGAGCTCCGAAAGTTCAAGACAGTCGGCGAACCTATCATGAAGGTGGAGGACTACTTCCGGGCATATGGGTCGAGTCACATCACAGTTCTGGACCCGAAGTATTCTGCGGGCAAATGGCAAGAGCTGAAGCAGTTCTTCCCGTCTGATGCTAAGAATCGGATCATCTGGAAGTTCTCCGTCGACGCAACCTGGCTTGTAAACCAGTGGAAGGCCGACGGATGGAAGTGTTGGGGGTACTCATACCCAGAGCATGTCGCCGACGGTCGGCTGAATAGATGGGCTGCTCCTTGGGATTACCTCGGAATGTCCTTTGAGGCAGACCAAGCAACCTGGACCAAAACCCTTGCTCTGGATAAACCTGTCTGGGCGCACATCTGCGCTACTAGAGACCAATACAACCAAGCAATGCAAAAGGGCGCTGCGGGATGTATGGTCTCTGGCGTTGCAAACATCCTAACCGAGAGTCTAGTCTAGGAGAATCATGATCACGATCGAGAGTCAGGGCGAATGGAAGCTGACTAGAAACTGGTTTGACAGAATGACCAAACTCGACCTGGCTCTGATCATGAATCAGTTCGGCAAGGAGGGGGTTTCTGCTCTCGCGGCGGCGACCCCCTCCAGGTCGGGCCTGACCTCTAAGTCCTGGAACTACGAAGTTACTCGAAAAGGCAATAACTGGAAGATTACCTGGACGAATTCCAACGTAAATAAAGGTGCCAACATCGCCGTACTCATTCAATACGGCCACGGAACCCGCAACGGCGGCTACGTCGTTGGTCGAGACTACATCAATCCTGCTATCAGACCGGTCTTCGACAAGATAGCTCAGAAGGCCTGGAAGGAGGTCACTAGATAGTGGCAACTATTGATGAGCGGGTAGTCTCGCTCAAGATGAATAACAAGCAGTTCCTGTCCGCTATCCGGGAATCTGCGTCCAGTATGGACAAACTCCGCGAGTCCTTGAAGATGGACAACGCGGCAGACGGACTGAGGCGAGTCGGGGAGATCGCTCGGAACACCACTCTAGGTGATTTGGCTCGATCTGCTGTTGATGCCGCCTCGAACATGTCTGTCATGCAGGGAATTGGTGTCGCAGCCCTTGGCGGAATCGGCGCCGCGGCTATTGACGCCGGTAAATCTATTCTTCAGCAGATGGTCCAACCTGCTATCGACGGTTTCAAGGAATACGAGACCCAGATTAATGCCGTTCAGACCATTCTGGCCAACACCAGTCAAAATGGCACCACATTGGACGAGGTCAATGCCGCACTGGATGAACTGAACTCCTACGCGGACAAGACCATCTACAACTTCACCGAGATGACCAACTCGATTGGTACGTTCACGGTTGCAGGTATCGGTCTGAACGATGCCACGAATGCGGTTAAGGGCTTCTCCAACATGGCCGCCCTGTCTGGAGCTAATGCCACACAAGCTGCTGGCGCAACTTATCAGCTCGCCCAGGCCATGAGCTCCGGCGTAGTTAAGCTTCAGGACTGGATGTCTCTCGAGCACGCCGGCATTGCTGGTAAGCAGTTCCAGGACGCCCTGATCGAGACAGCTCGAATCATGGATACCGGTGTTGACGCGGCCATCGAGAAGCAGGGGAACTTCCGGCTCTCATTGCAGGAAGGATGGCTCACCTCTGAGGTCATGCTTCAGACGCTTAAGGTCATGACTAACGACCTATCTGAAGCTCAGATTATGGAGATGGGGTACTCTGAGGAACAGGCCGCTCGACTTAAGGATCTTGCCCAGCGAGCCGGGGACTCGGCTACCCAGATTCGAACATTCACACAGATGATCGGTACCTGGCAGGAGGCCATGGGATCCGGCTGGGCTGAGACCTGGCGAATCCTGATCGGCGACTTCAACCAGGCGCAGACACTATTCACGGCTGTCGGGAACTGGGTTGGTGGAGTCATTAATGACATGTCTATGGCCCGGAATGACTTCCTCAAGGGGTTCGTCGCTCTAGGCGGTCGGGAGGAGATTCTTAGATCTCTTCTGAATCTGTTCAAGGCCACTGTCAAGGTTCTTGGGCAGGTAGGCCAGGCCTTTAGCAAGGTATTCCTCAATGCTTCTCCTGAAGGTTTGTATCGAATCGTAAAGGCTTTCGCCGATTTCACTGAGAAACTGATCATCACGGACAACTTCGCTGATAAATTGCAGTGGACGTTCCAGGGTCTGTTCTCAGTGTTCCACATCCTGTGGACGGTAATCTCTGAGGTCGGACAGGTCATCTTTACTGTTGCTGCGCACATAATTGGGGCGTTCTTTCCGGCAGTTACTGGACTCAATTCCGGCATATTCCAGGTAACCAAGGTCCTTGGCAAGGTGATCTTCTGGTTCGATCAGTGGTTTACTAAGCTCGACATTGGCGGAAAGCTACTCAAGCTCCTCCTTCCTCCGATCGATCTGCTCGGCAAGGCCATTAAGTGGGTCGTTGAGAAGATTCACGACTTCATCATGTGGCTCGATGTCGGCACCAAGGTGACCAAGGTCGGAGAGACTCTTAAGGACCTGTCTTCGAAGTTCGGTCTCGTAAAAGACGCGCTCAAGAATTCTATTGTCGGCCAACAGTTCTCTGCCGCAATGGAAGCCCTCCATAACGGCATCGACAAAGCGAAGAATAAGCTCCACGAGTTCGGCCAGAGTGTTGGTAACAAGCTCAAGGCCAAACTAAACGCCGGTAAGGCGGCTCTGTCTGACTACTTTAAGGGCTTCAACTTTGGCGATATCTCTAACACAGAGGAAGTAATTTCCAAACTCGGAGAGAAGTTCAACGAACTTGGCGAGAAGCTGAAGATCTCTGAGAAGGTCGAATGGCTTAAGGCTAAACTCATCGAGCTCAAGGAAGCTCTGGAGGAAGTCTGGCAGAAGATTCAAAATAGCAGTGCTTGGGATAAACTTTCCAATACCGCTCATACTGCTGGACAGAAGGTTAAGGACCTAGCTCTCTCATTCCGAGACTGGGTGAACGGTCAAGGAGATGTCACTGGCAAGGCATCCGCTGCAGCAGGAGCAGTTGCGTCGGTTGGAACGGCCACCGCACAAGCAGCTAAGGATGCTGGAGAGGCTGCTAAGCAGAACTTCATCCTCAAGTGGATGGACGATATTAAGCGGCTCGCGGATCGGCTGCACCTTCCTGAGATCTTCGATGCTATCAAGAAGAAGCTCATTGAGGTCAAGGAGTTCGTCACTCAGACCGTGGCCCCCAAGGTCAAGGAAGCCGTCAGCAAGATGTTCGGTGGAATTGGTGAGGCGGCGAAGAATGCCAACGAGAACCTCAAGTCTTATGATATGGGCGGAATCCTGCTCACGGTACTCGGCGGCGGTGCTCTGGTCGCCATCACCAGCTGGATGAACTCGTTCAAGAAGAACTTCGACAAGATTGGCAGTCTCGCTGATAAGCTGAAGGACTTCTTCGACAAGTTGACCGAGACTCTTGATGCCTTCATCGAGCAGATCAAGGCGGAGGCGCTGAAGCAGATTGCTATCGCGCTTCTGATCCTTGCTGCGGCACTGATTATCATGTCGCTGGTCCCCTTCCCCAAGCTGATCAAGGGAATTGCTGCTCTTGGTGCTCTATTTGCGATGTTAACATTCGCAATGAAGCAGATGGAGAAGATCGACCACGACAAGCTCCAAGGTATCGCTGGCACACTGACGGTTCTTGCTGTAGCAATGGTTATCATGGCCGTCGCAGTCAAGATGCTTGGAAACATGGATCCGGCCTCAGCTATGCAGGGTGTCATGGCACTTTTGGTCATCCTGACTGTGCTAACACAGTTCATGGAGACGGTCCAGAAGAATGCCAAGCGCATGCAGCCGAGTGCCAATATCCTTCTAGGACTAGCGGTAGCCTGTGTGCTCCTTGCTGGAGCGGTATTCCTTCTCGGTTCCATGAAGACAGGCACTGCTCTTCAGGGCGTTATTGCTCTATCGGCAATCATTGCGGCCCTTGCAGGGTTCATGGTTATCGTCAGCAAGAACCCCTATATGGGTAAAGGCGCTGCGATCCTCATGTCGCTGGCTATATCCGTGAATATCCTAGTCGCCGCTATCTGGCTTCTGGGTAGTATGGATATGGGTAAGCTCCTTCAGGGTGTAATCTCACTTGGTGCGATCATCGCCATGCTTGCTGTGGCGGTGAATGTCGCCAGTCGAGGAACTGGAAGAGGCGCGGCTGTAATTCTGGCTATGGCGGCCGCTATTGTCGTGTTCGTCTACGCCGTCGAGAAGCTCGGCGAGATGGATATGGTAAAGCTAGCCCAGGGTATGATTGCTCTGGCGGCGGGGCTTGCAATCCTTGTCTTTGCTATGGCTGCTGCCGATGCCTTCGTCGAGGGCGCAGCTGGTCTTGCTCTGGCTGCCTCCAGCATGATTCTATTCGCATCTGCTATCGAGCGTCTTGGGCAGTTGTCTTGGATGCAGGTCGCGATCGGCCTAGTTGCCCTTGCCGGCGGACTTGCAGTCCTTCTGGCGGCGGCATTTATTGCCGATCTAGTGGCGCCGGGTCTTATCCTGCTTACGGCGGTCTTGATCGCCTTCGGCATTGCCCTGCTACCCATTTCTATTGGACTGGCGGCATTCGCAGCAGTCCTGGGTATCTGTGCTACTTCTGGTGCAGCAGCATTCGTAGTTCTGATCAATGGACTCAAGGGTCTTGCTGAGATTCTCCCGAACCTTGCGGTCCAGTTGGCGCTGGCTATTACGGCGTTCATTGTCACCCTAGGTGATAAAGCCCCAGAGGTCGGTGTCGCTATGGCGAAGCTGATTGGCGCATTGCTTTATGCAATCATTGCTAATACGCCGTTAGTTGTGCAGGCGATCTTCACGCTGATCGCAGCACTGCTCACCGAGATCGACAACCACGCATACGAATTCGGGGCAAAGGGTACTGACTCGATCGCAAAGTTCATCCAGGGTATTGCCGACAACATGCAGAACGTCATCAATGCCGGCTCTGACTTGATTGTAAACTTCCTGGATGGAATTGGTAATAACGCGGGTCGAATTATCGACAAGGCCGTATGGACCATTCTCAAGTTCCTTGAGGGTGTTCGGGATGCTGTCAACAACTACGCGCCTCGATTCCGTAGAGTCGGTCGCGAGATCGCTTGGGCTATCATTGATGGTGTCACTGGTGGTCTTGCATCTAAGGCTTGGAAGATCGGTTCTGAGCTGGTTCAGGGCGCCAAGAACGGTATCTCTAAGATGAAGAGTTACCTGGGTATTGCCTCTCCTTCTCGACTCATGAAGACTATTGGTGGATTCATGGGCGAAGGTCTTGCTATCGGTATCCGCGCCGAGCACGAGAACATCGCCAATGCCAGCGAAGGAATGGGTAAGACCGCCTATGAGGCTCTGTCTCAGGCACTCGAGGGAGTCAACGAACTCATCGAGGAAGACCCGGCCTACAAGCCGGAAGTCAAGCCCGTTCTCAATCTCGAGGAGATGGAGAAGCAGGCAAAGGGTATTAACAGCCTTATGCCTGCAATCGGCACCACGCTCAGCGCAGCGAATGGTGCACGGCCTACAATTCCTGTGGATGCCAAGTTTGATGACAAGAACAGTCAAAATGGCACCACAAACATCACCTTCAACCAGACGAACAACTCGCCAGAGGCCCTTGACGCTGCGGACATCTACCGTAACACCAAGACGCAGCTGGCCATGGCAAAGGACGCGTTGACTGTATGATCACTGAAGTCTCATCTCTCACCAAGGGGGGCGAATCCCTCAATCTTGATCTATTCGACCCCTGGAGCTCGGGTATCGCAGTCAAGGAGATCACCGGTCTTGGCCCAGTCAAGACGGAACTCAGTCTTGAGCGGTATGCGCTGATTGATGGGGCATTCCTGAAGGGGGCGAGGGTGGGGACTCGTAATGTGGTTCTCACCCTCATCCCCGTCGGGGAAGACATTCAGACTGAACGCCGAAAGATCTACCACTATTTCCCTGTCGGGGAGACGGTGACCTTCGGAGTGGTTACTGGTCAGGTGGCCGTCAAGTCCAGTATGATTGTCGAGTCCGTCGAGCCGAACATCTTCTCCGAGAGGCAGGAGATCGGCGTCTCGCTGATTGCTATCGATCCTTACTGGCGATCCAACTCTCCATCCATCACGGGTCTTGTTGGGTTCAACGACGTCACACCGCTGTTCCAGTTCCCATTCAAGTCTGCAGACAACCCCAAGGAACTCATCTTCGGCGACATGTCCAACTCGTCTGGTAAGGACATCAACTACCTTGGCGACGCGGACACAGGCGTTGTCATCACATTCTCCTTCAACGGTAATGTATCCAACTTGACCGTGATCAACCAGACCTACGACGAGGCAATGATCATCAATAAGGTCAAGGACTTCTATCGAGGCGAGCAGCTTGTCATCGACACTCGGCCCGCCAAGAAGTCAGTTAAGCACATTGCTGGCGGTAAGGAGTCGTTCATCACTGGTGTTCTCGACATTAAGAGTCAATGGATCAAGCTCCACCCGGGCAACAACACCATTGGGCTTCAATTCGTCGGGAACCCAAACGACATGGATATCTCTATCGAATACGAGACCTTGTATAGGGGCGTCTAATGCATCTGTTTTACAGAAACCGTCTGGAATGGAAGGACACACGTGAGATTCCAGACGACTTCATCTCACTGAACTGGACCGAGAGGGCTTACGACTTCGGTCAGTTCGAGCTGGCAGTCTTCACGACTGACTCGGTACCCATGTACCGCCTTGGGAACTTCATCTCGAGGGATGATACGGATACCGTGATGGTTATCGAGACCTGCGCTATTGAGCAGCAGAACAACGGTAGCTACAAGCATACATATTCCGGACGATCTCTTGAGAGCGTCTACACTTGGCGGGTCCTAGAGCACAAGACCTTCATCAAGCCTGATGCTAAGCAGAAGTTCAATGCTCAGCTATTCGCCCAGCAGATGGCAAACAACCACCTCGGGGCGGCTGCTGGAGCTTCTCGAGCACTTCCTGGATGGACCTTCCATACAGACCCTGAGGTCAGTGAATACGCCTATGTGAACGACACTGGTCAGAAGTTGCAGGACGGTAAGTGGGTCGTTTGGGACCGGTGTCCTCTTAACGAGCCATTTGGGCAGATCCTCCAGGCCTGCAAGCCAAACGGGTACCCTCTCTACTACAAGGTTACTTGGGAGCAGGGGAACTTCCACACCTATGTACGGCATCCTCGTCTTGTGGAGACGATCGTGCTCTCCGACAAGAACGAGAACTTCACAGACTTCAAGGCTGTGTATTCGATCCTCGACTCGAAGAATGTCGTCTTTGAGGTCTTTGACTCCGGCGACGTCGAGCTGAACGAGAACTGGATCGCAGACGGTACGACTCACCGTAGGGAGCACCGACTCCGCTATGGTGATGGTGTAGACCGTCGAGAGGCCCTGTGGAACAACACCCAGGTCCACAAGCCATACCGAGCTGAGGACTGGAAGGCTCTGACTCTGGCGCAGAAGCAGATGGTCTCAGCCTTGACCGAGATGTGGTATCCGTACTGGGTTCTGGACGCCATGTTCCCGAAGTACAATCCGCTGGGCGTCATGTCTGGTAAGATTGATAACTTCTCGAATGTGGAGTACCGCAAGGGGTTCGTCTGTGGGGATGTGATGTACTACGTCCCCACAAACGGCGCACAGCCCATCGAGGCCCAGCTTACTGAGATGACTGAGTCCTGGTCTGATAGCGGTTTCACGCAGACGCCTGCCATCTCGATGGCTTCTCGAAACAAGTGGACGGGTGACACATTCCGTCTCAACTACCTACGAAAGGGGCCCGGTATCGTGATCGAGCCTCGAGACGGAGATTTCGCAAATGCCTCTATCTAGTGGTTTCTACAATTCAGTTAACGGAGACAGGGTATACGACGCTGAGCAGTTCGGCGCCCTGTTCGACGGGATCATCTCGGATGGCGTGTTCCCGAATGTTGGCGATCACTTCCTGGTTCGACCTGGGACCAACGAGATGGCCGTCTACGTCGGATCTGGCAAGGCATGGTTGAACCGTCGTTGGGTGGAGAATACCGCTGACGAGAAGCTGTCTATCAGCGCCGCTCACGCCTCTCTGGACCGTATCGACTCGATTGTGCTGTCTGTTGACAACAACAAGGCCGTCCGAGCCGCTCGACTTGAGGTGCTGACTGGTCAGGCTTCTGGTAGCCCGCAGCCTCCTCTGCCAACGGACACACCTGGTAAGAAGCACATGGTACTCGCCAACATCCGGGTCCTCAAGGCTTCTCGGCAGATCTCTCCTGAGCATGTCTCTTCTCGAGTCGGGTACGGTGGTTCTAACGGCGCCCCCTACATCGGCGGCCCGGCGAACACTATCGACCTTGCTGGGCTTCAGAACAAGCTGCAGGGGGAGTTCGATACTTGGTTTAAGGCGGTCCGTGATGCGCTGACTCAGGCTGGCGGAAACACGGCTACCGAGGTCGCCAACCTGAAGGCCTCTGACACAGCTCAGAACCTCAAGATTGCTAACGTCGAGTCTCGGGTCGGAACCAACGAGAGCAAGCTGGTTAACATCAACTCTGCCCTCAACAACGCTAGCACACTCTTCCAGATCGCTAGCCGAGGAAATGCGGGTCTCCACAACTCTCTGTTCCGAGGGGGATCCCTTGGCAATAACGTGAACCCGTATCTCACGTCGATCCGAAACGGAACCTTCGACAACATGTTCCTGGGCGACTACTTCTCGATCAACGGTGTTACTTGGCGTATTGTCGCGTTCGACTACTTCTACGGGATCGGCTACCCCAAGTATATCCGTCACCACGTAATCGTCCTTCCTGATCAGCCCCTCTACACGAGCCGGTACAACGACACGAACAACATCCCGACGGCGTTCACCTCGTTCGAGATCGGCCGAACTGGTCTGAACCGAGCCATCTCCACGGCTCAGGGCGCATTCGGTACTGGGAATGTTCTTCAGCCTCTGACGAAGTTCCCGACCTCCTACAACAACCTCTCGCAGATCACTGGCTCGGACTGGCTGGCTCACACGGCTGGTCTTATGACTGAGGACATGATCTTCGGACGTCAGGCCATCTCAAGGCATGACTTCCAGCGAGGGGACCTTGCTATCGGACGATTCCCGATCTTCGAGCTGGCCAAGAACTACATCGCTTGTGAAAGCAACTATTGGACTCGAGACATCGCTACGACGAACTCCTCGATCTATGTGGGTACTGACGCATCGGAGTACACCGCGGCCTACACCTCGGAGCAGGGCGTCCGTCCCTACTTCGCGATTGGATGACATGCAGCACTTCGGTCTGAATCCAGTCCTGGATATGAGCCTGGCTATCGTATTCTCGGTGCTGGGCTCGTCCGGGATCTGGGCATGGATTATGAAGCGCGGGGAAAGGAAGTCAGCCAGTACCCAACTGCTGCTTGGTATGGCGCATGACCGAATCGTCTATGTCGGAAAGACATATCTTCACCGAGGCTACCTTACACTCGATGAGTATGAAGACTTCATGAAGTATCTCTACGAGCCCTACTCCGAGTTCGGAGGAAACGGGCTTGCTGAGAGGATTGTCGATGAGGTCAAGCGCCTACCAATCGTCCCCACTCCCAGACCTCCCGCAAAGAAGAAACAAGATGGCTAAGCACCTCAAGGAGAAGCATATGACGAACAAGTCCTACGACATCCTCAAGTGGGTTGCACTGGTTGCCCTCCCGGCTACCTCTGCGCTCTATGTCACTCTGGCAGCCCTGTGGCACCTTCCCTACCCGACTGAGGTCGCAGGGACGATTGCTGCGATTGACACCTTCCTTGGTGTGCTTCTGGGAGTCAGCTCGAACAAGTACACGGGCACTCAGCCCTCCGGGGCCCTTCACGTGGACGAGTCTCAGGGTATTCATGCCACCTTCGACCAGGGCGTCGGCGAGATGCTCCGGAATGGCAAGGTGACGCTGGACGTCAAGCAGGTCTAAGCGAGAAAAACCTGCCCTATTATGAAACCCTAGAAAGGAGCCACTATGAAGAACCCCGACCCCATTCAGCAGACCATCGAGTCAGCTCTGAAGGATGCCGAGCTTCACGATCCTGCCTCGGATGACTACACCACCATTGTTCGCAATGTTGAGACTCTTGCAAAAGCCAAAGCCCTTGGCGAAAGCAAGAAGCTCAGCAAGGACGCAATTCTCGGTGCAGTCACCTCGATGGCCGGCATCGTAGCCGTCCTCCAGTACGAGCGACTTGCTGTCGTCAGCTCGAAGGCATTCGGACTCATCATGAAGGTTAAGCCCTTCTGAGATTCGTCAGGCCCCCTGTGCAATACGCATGGGGGGCTTGGCTTATCTTTTTTTGCCCGCGAGAAAAACGGAGAGTATAATGAAACCCTGACATAGAAAGGATACTCTCATGAACCTCTCTCCCGCCGCTGCACAGGCCGCCCTCGACTACGCTGAGGAGCTTGCTGCAACTGGACTGAGCTCAACTGAGTACGACCACATCTATCTCTGACACAATTCTAGATCCCGCCATGGGATCTAGGCTTTTCTTTTTTGCCTCGGTGTCCTTTATAGTAACATTAGTCACATGCGTCGCAGAATTTACACGGTGTATATTGAAGACCCCTAGAAAGGAACCACAATGTTCACCCTCGCTCTCCTCATTGCCATCCCCTTCGCTATCCTCGGCACTCTGCTGATCATCGGCGAAATCTTCGGCAAGAAGACCCGTGAATTCTGATCCCTACTAACCTCACAGCCAACGATCCCGCCATGGGATCTAGGCTTTTCTTTCTTTTTTTTCGCGAGTATAACTCGGGGTATAATGAAGACCCTACTCTGAAAGGAAAGACCATGATCTACATTGCTCTCTCTATCACGACCCTTCTAACCATCTTCTTTGGTGTTGCTTACAATGAGCAAAAACTCAAGACCGAACGTTATCGGAAACTGAGTAATGAACTCTTCAACAAGCTCGTCAAAAAGGACATGGAAGGAACGTTCATGGAGAAGTATGCAGACTCGTTCAACTTCAACATGTTCTGAGCCAACTACCCCATTAACTTGGGGTATAGGCTTTCGCGTAAAAAACTATGAGTATAATGAGACCCCTCTACTCGAAAGGAACCACCATGGACACCAACGACACCACCGTCGAGACCAACGACAAGGTTTTCGAGTTCAAGTTCAACAAGGACGCTCTCGTCCCCGCTATCAAGCGGAACGCTACCAAGCTCATTGCCGGAGCTGCTGTGTTTGCAGCAGGCACCGCTCTGACTCTGATGGCGATCCGTTCGGTACCGGAGATCGAGGAATCCGAAGAGCTTGAGCACGACGACCTTGACGAGGCCGACGCTGTCGAGTCCGAAGACTCTGACGACTGAACTCTCACCTATAACCCGACTTGGGTTATAGGCTTTTCTCGAGAAAGGACGCATATGGAATTCGGACAATGGCTTGGTATATACGGTATGCTCTGGCTTATTTGGATCGAGCTTCGCAATATCAGGAAGAAGATGAAATGAATGACTGGACTCTTGCGGCTATATGCGCACTCCTCATCACGAGCGTACTTATCATCATCGCTCTCGGACTTGGAATACTCATCAAGACGGGGCTTATGGTGGGTCTTGTGGTCGTGTCTCTACTTGGGGTCGGACTGATGCTGCATCTATGATCCGCGAGAAAAACGGGGTGTATTATGAAACCCCTCGTTTGAAAGGACACATCATGACCCGCATTCTCGTTTCGACCATCAAGACCGTGACCTTCATCCTCGGTATTGTTCTCGCATCCTGCTTTATCGGCAGGGGTGCAAACAACCGTATGAAGCACGTTCTGACGGTTCAGCAGCGATTCATTTCGCGTCGTGACAACCGACTCAACCGCTGGTAATCCAGCTCTATACCCCGACATGGGGTATAGGCTTTCGCCGAACTAGAAAGGAGCACACATGCTAGTAGTCCTGCTAGGTCCAAGCTGCTCAGGCAAGTCTACATTTCAGAAAGAGTTGGTAAAGGATGAGGGATACCATGCAGTCCGCACTGCAACCACCCGACCTAAGCGTATGGGAGAGGACCTATCTTCCTACTACTTCCTCAAAGATCAAAGCTTTGCTGAGTGGGAAGCACGAGGAGACCTCCTATGCGTCGAGACCTTCCGAGGATGGCGATATGGCGTTCCTCGAGAAGAACTCGTTCGCAGTGCATCCCGCCCTAATCGGGTCGTCATCCTCACCGTCGGAGGGGTTCTGGAGCTCCTGTCTCGACATGCTGACATTATCACAGGAGACGCTCTGTCCATACTCTATCTCGGTGTTGATGGAGTCACCGCAGAGTCTCGTGCTTTCCGACGAGGAGATGGACGACGAGAGTACCTCCGTCGAATGGCCGCGGACTCGATCGACTTCCGGCACTTCCCTAAGGAGAATGGTGTCTGGGAGTTTATGCCGGATTATATCGTGGATTGCGTTGGTAATCCGCAGAACTGGAAACTGACACCCAAGCTCAAGAAGCTGGAAAGGAAGCACTCATGAGCATCATCTGGTGGACCCTGTATATTCTCGGCGCCCTGACTATCTGCATTCTGTGGACGCAACTGATGGCCCTCATCGGCACCTGGCTCAAGTCGTACCGAGACAGTAAGGACCATCTTACGCTGACTCGGAAGGATGTCGAGTCTCTTGTGAGGATGGAGGTCCAGGCCGCTCTCGCAAATATTGAGATCTCTCGAACAACCTATCCTGGACTCGGTAAGGACTCCTTCCGAATCACCCCCAAGGATGAGGCTCTGCTTCGGGACCACATCCGCAATGATTTCGACAAGGAGGAAAAGTGATCAATGCGAACAATTGTACGCAATTTATCAAGGCAAACGCGCCGGCGATTCTCGCAGCCTCCGCGTGCATTGGGACCGTCACTACTGCCATCCTAACGGCGAAGTCTACGACGCTCGCAATCGAACGGATCGCCGATTATTGCGAAGATAACCTCCGGTCGCCGGATGACCTCTCCTGGCGGGAGAAGTTCACAATATCTTATCGGGTGTACATTCCCCCGGCCATTGCAGGGGTTGCAACTCTGGTATCGATTGTCGCGGCGAACCGTATTCAGTACGCTCGCGGTGCGGCGTTCGCATTGGCGTATTCCGGTAGCGAGGCAGCGTTTAGACGATATCGCGAGGCGGTGTCGGACGTGGTTAAACCGAAGGACGTACAGAAGGTTGCGGCCCGCGTTGCAGAGAAATCGATTCAGGAGGCTGGCGAACCACGTCCCGGGACTGTACTTGTGGCCTCATCAGGAGATGTTCTGTGCTACGATACTTTCTCGGGGAGGTATTTCAAATCTGACATCGAAACCATTCGCCGAGTCGAGAACAACATCAACGGACAGCTCAACTCAGAGTGCTACGCTTCCCTTAATGAATTCTACGCCGGACTTGGGCTTCCGCCAGTGTCCGCCGGTGAGCTTGTTGGATGGTCTGATCCTAACGCCCTCTCCGTGGAATTCGGGTCTCTCCTTACCGAGAAGGGGGAGCCTGTCCTAACAATCGATTTCTTGGTTGCACCCAAGGAAAACTACTTCAAGATCAACTGAAAGGAAACAACATATGTTCACTCACGTTATTCGCGTCCAGGGCTTCTTCGACGACGAGCCCACCACCAAAAAGCTCTACTTCAACCTCTCTCGCCGAGAGATCTTCGAGTTCATCAGTCGGTATGAGGGCGTCAAGTCCTTCGAGCAGATGCTCAAGGTGGCTACCGACAACGAGGACCGACTCACGATGATTCGGTACATCGACGACCTTGTCGGGTCTGCCTATGGTGAGCGCCAGGGAGACCGCTTCGTCAAGAACGACGTCATCAAGGAGTCCTTCCTCAACAGCCCCGAGTACGAGGCATTCTTCGAGGAGCTCATGGACAAGCCTCACGTAGTGAAGGCCTTCTACGACGGCATCATGCCCGCCAGCGTCATCAAGTCTGTCATGAACGACCCCAAGTACAAGCAGCTTGAGGAAGAGGCGAAGAAGGAAGAGATCGACAAGCTCTAACATATTTGGGGGCCCTGGAGAAATCTGGGGCCCCCATCACTTTCGAAAGGAGCCACCTTGGCTAATGCACCCATTCGCCCAAATCTACCCTCGAACAGCAAGACCACTGAGCGCAAGAAGATCGAGCAGGTGACCTCTGCTCCCGCTACGAAGAAGAAGCAGAGCTTCGGAACGAAGGCTGTAGCTGCTTTCGTCGGAGAGGATATTGAGAATGTTGTCCAGTATCTACTATACGACGTTGCGATCCCAGCTATTAAGAACACTCTCTCGGACCTCGTTTCGCAAGGGGTGGAGCGTCTCCTCTTCGGAGAGTCTTCGCCTCGCTCACGCAGCGGATCTTCAGGACCCCGAGTCTCCTACGGCTCATACTCTAGACCGGGCATGGCGCCAGGCAACAGACGAGATGCTTCTCCTCGCACCCGTCGCTACCATGATTTCTCGGAGATTGAACTTGAGTCGAGAGACGAAGCTTATCTCGTTATCGACCGACTCGGAGACCTTATCGAGGAATACGGTCTTGCCACCGTTGCGGACCTGTACGACTTGTGCGGAATCACTACCGAATACACTGACGAGAACTGGGGCTGGACTTCGGCCCGGTACATGTCGGTGATCCGCAGCCGTCGAGGCTACATGCTGCAGCTCCCGAAACCGGATCACATTAACTCACGATGAATCCACAGAAAGTGCGGCTAGAGCTTATCGCCGCCTACCCATACTCAGACAAGTGGCGTCGCCGTGTTGAACGCATGGAAGACGACCAGGCAATCGCTATCTACCTTCGACTCAAGAAAGCAGGACGTATCAAATGAATCTTGGAATTGTTACCCGTCTCGCTGGGCGCGCTGGGCTGGTACTCAGCAAGCATGCCCCGACAATCCTGACTGCCGCCGGGACCGCTGGGTTCATCGGCACCACCATTCTTGCATCCAAGGCCACGTTGAAGGTCGAGGAGACCATTGCTGAGGAGGCTGCACTTCTCGTCAAGGTCCACGAGGCCAACGATGCCGGCAAGCTCGAGGACAGGGACGCCCTGCGCGACAAGGTGATCCTCTACACTCGAATGACCACTAAGCTGGCTAAGCTTTATGCCCCCGCCCTAATTCTTGGAGCAGCATCTATCGTCTCGCTGGCCACTGGGCATGGTATCATGCTCAAGCGGAACGCCTCCCTGGCTGCTGCTTATGCTGCCGTCGACCAGGCCTTCAAGACCTACAAGAAGAAGGTTGAGTCGAAGTTCGGTAAGGATGCTGTGATCGACGCTCTTGTCTCTACTGCTGAGGAGGACCTCACCAAGAATGAGCCGACCCTCGAGGCTATTGCTGCCGTGGATGGAGTGTCTCCTTACGGGGTCATCTTCGACGAGGATAACAACAACTGGTCCGCAGACGAGGATCTTTCCAAGCTGCACCTGGACTGCCAGCAGCAGTACGCGAATGATATTCTCCAGACTCGTGGCCACATCTTCCTCAACGAGGTTTACAAGATGCTCGGGTTCCCTCACACTCCTGCTGGTGCTGTGACTGGCTGGGTCAAGGGTCACGGGGACGATTACGTTGACTTCAACATCTTCGACGGTATGTTCGAGGGTGAGGACAAGAATGGTCGGACCGTCACCAAGTGGGCCCTCGACTTCAACGTTGACGGTGTCATGTGGGACAAGATCTGAGGCGCATATGCTTGATCGAGTACTCGCATTTGGAGCCGGAGTTATCGCCGGCGGAGTGGGCGTATATGTCGTACTTGCTCGCAAGTTCGAGCGAGATTTCCAGGAAGCAACAATCGAGATCAACAAGGAGCTGGCTGAAATTGCTGAGTCGAAGCACAAAGAGAAGGTGGGAGAGGGCGCTGATCCAGAGGGTAGTGAACCGGAACCTGGACCAGTGGTACAGGAGTCTGTTGTGGATTACTCTCCGAGTCCTGTGGACGATTCCGACCAGGAGGAAGTAACCAAGCGAACTCTCGATAGGCAGCACTTCGAAGCCTATCAGATCACTGAGGCAGAGTACAATGCTCCTAACCACCAGGAGCATGTTGAGCTGACCTACTACATGGAGGATGACGTCTTCGCCGACAATCGAGGCATCCCCCTTGCGAACACATCGTGGTTTGACAACATCATCTCAGGTGTATCGGCATCTGATTCCATCATCTATGTCCGAAGCATGAGCCGCCACGCGGACTTTGAGATTACTCTCATTGACGAGTCTTATGAGCATTCTGTCCTCGGAGTTGAGCCCTACGAGGATGAGTAATGATCGAGGCAGCACCGGATAACTCATATTTCGAGTGGCTTGTGGATCGAACGGGGGATACTCGAATTGCCGAGGCCCCCGAGGAATCATATTTGAGCCTGCTCGAGATCATGCACCAGACGCCGTTCAAGGTGACGATCGCGAACGACATCAATCGTGCAATTGATGGTATTGAGCTCCGTAAGGCATTCACTCGTGACAACCCCGATGTGTCTTACGTCTGGCTGAATGAGCAGGAATGCTCTATGCTCGAGATGTTCATCGCTTTGGCCGAGCGTATGGACATGATGCTTGAGGATGATGATACGCCATATTCCCTTGAATGGTACTTCTGGGAGATGGTGAAGAACTGCGGTCTCTACGACTACACAGATGAGGCACTGTTCAACCCCCGCCGCGAGGAAGAAGTCGACTCTATCCTTGAGCGGATTAATGCACGGGACTACACGAAGATGGGGCACGGATCCATGTTCCCGCTTCGTGCTATTCCCCTGCACGGCGCACGTGATATGCGGAAGGCAGAGATCTGGGCCCAGATGAATGCTTACGCAAACGAGAACTATATGTAAAGGAGACTCATGGATTTCTACCGAATCTGCGAGCGTACCACTAAAAGTGGAAAGGTGGAAATCTACCCTGAGTTCCTCGTCGGACGGTCGAGGGATATTCTCATTCAGGGGCGAGACTTCCAAGCCATATGGGATGAGGAGAAGGGGCTCTGGTCTACAGATGAGTTTGACGTCGCTACATTTGTAGACCGGTCCCTCTTCGAGCACCAGAATAAACTCAACGGGCAGCTCGAGACCGTTGTGAAACCCCTGTCCAACTACAGTAACGGACTGTGGACCAGCTTCCAGACCTGGAAGTCCAGGCTTCCTGACAATGGGCAGGAGCTTAACTCAAAGCTCATATTTGCAGACAGTACTCCTAGAAAGGAAGACTATGCAACCGCAAGACTACCCTACTCACTGGAGGATGGCACTCCGGACGCTTGGGGAAGACTTATTGGAGTCCTATATGATGAGGACGCTCGACGAAAGCTTGAGTGGATCATCGGCTCCATCGTGGCTGGGGATAGCAAACGGATACAGAAGTTTGCCGTCCTATATGGTCCTCCCGGGTCTGGAAAGTCCACCGTCCTAAATATTCTGGAGCTCCTCTTCCAAGGCTACACAACTACGTTCGATGCTGGAGCTCTTGGATCCAAGTCAGATCAGTTCGCGACCAGCTCTCTCGCCAAGAGTTCGCTCGTGGCCATCGACCAAGATGGAGACCTATCCCGGATCGAGTCCAACGGGCTCCTCAACAGCATCGTCGCTCATGAGACCATTCTCATCAATGAGAAGGGCGTTCGACGATTTCCCAAGCGAGTTAATGCGATCTTGTTCATCGGGACTAACAAGCCTGTTAAGATCACAGACTCCAAGTCCGGTATCATCCGTCGACTTATCGACATCACCCCTACCGGGGACAAACTGGATATCGGTGAGTATCAAACTCTCATGACCCAGATCCGGGATGAGCTCGGACAGATCGCGAATCATTGCCTTGAGGTCTATCGTAGTCTTGGTAAGCACTACTATGACGGATACCGACCTCAGGAGATGATGATGAACACCAACGTCGTGTTCAACTTTGTTGCTGAGAACTACCTCCAGTTCAAGGAGGACGATGCAGTGACGTTGAACATGGCGTACAAGATGTATAAGGAGTACTGTGCCGAGAGTAATATCCCGTATCCGAAGAGCAAACACCTCTTCCGAGAGGAACTACGAGACTACTTCGATGACTTCCAAGATCGCGTACAGCGAGGAGGGAACCGGTATCGGAGCCTGTACTCTGGATTTAGGGCATACCTCATCGACGCCCCTGAACTCGAGGCCTCTCCGGAAGAGCCTTACTCCATCGACCTCGATCAGGAAGAATCTCTTCTTGACGAAGTCCTCATGGAGTGCCCGGCTCAGCAAGCAGGGCCTTCTGGAACTCCGCAGTTCCGATGGGCGAACGTTCGCACTCATCTGAAGGACATCGATACCCACGAGGTCCACTATGTCAAGGTCCCAGAAAACCATATTGTCATCGATTTCGACATCAAGACAGATGGTAAGAAGGACCTGAACCGCAACCTTCAGGAAGCCTCGAAGTGGCCTCCGACATATGCAGAGACTAGTCAGGGCGGAAACGGAATCCATCTCCACTATATTTACGATGGCGACCCAACCGAACTGGCAAGGCTCTACGACGAGGACATCGAGATCAAGGTCTTCACAGGAGACTCATCCTTGAGGCGGAAGGTTGCACACTGCAACAACATCCCGGTAGCTCATATTTCGGAGGGGTTGCCACTTAAGGAGCGCAAGGTGATAAACAAAACCACAATGGCGAACGAGAAGAAGCTGAGAGACCTGATCGAGCGGAATCTGCGCAAGGAGATCCATCCTGCGACGAAGCCCTCGATCGATTTCATTGCCAAGATCCTCCGAGACGCCCAGGATCAGAACATGATCTATGACGTCAAGGATCTGAAGCCGCGTATTCTCGCATTCGCCATGAACTCGACACATCAGGCAGACGCAGCCATCAAGACTGTGATGGAGATGCCTTTCACAAACGAAGATCCCGAGGTAAATACCATCGGATTCCCGTCTGACGAGCTGGTATTCTTCGACGTCGAGGTCTTCCCGAACCTGTTCCTTGTGAACTGGAAGGTGAAAGGAAATCCGGTGGTCCATCGGATGATTAACCCCACCCCTGAGGAGATCGAGGCCCTCTGTGAGATGTGTCTTATCGGCTTCAACTGCCGGAAGTACGACAATCATATTCTCTATGCTCGTACGCTGGGCTTCAACAACGCCAAGTTGTATGACTTGAGCAAGAGGATCATCGAGAACAGTGTCACTGCCGGATTCGTTGAGGCATACAACCTGTCCTACACCGATGTGTACGACTTTGCAGCTACCAAGATGTCTCTCAAGAAGTGGGAGATCGAGCTTGGGCTGCATCACCAGGAGCTCGGACTCCCCTGGGACGAGAATGTCCCCGAAGAGCGCTGGGAAGAGGTGGCGGAGTACTGTGATAACGACGTTATCGCAACCGAGGAGGTATTCAATCACCTCCATGCGGACTGGCAGGCCCGTCTTATGCTTGCCCAGCTGTCTGGTTTGACGCCGAACGACACGACGAACAAGCACAGTCAGTTCATTATCTTCGGGAAGAACAGGAATCCCCAGGATGAATTCGTATACACCGATCTCAGTGAACAATTTCCTGGCTATCAGTACTCTTTCGGTAAGTCTACCTACCGCGGCGAAGAAGTTGGCGAAGGCGGGTACGTCTACGCCGAGGAAGGAATCTATGTCGACGTCGCCCTTCTCGACGTTGCGAGCATGCATCCCACTTCAATCGAGTGTCTCAACCTCTTCGGAGACCGATACACTAAGCGTTTCAGCGAGATCAAGCAAGCCCGAGTAGCAATTAAGCACCACGATGACGAATCTGCCCGAGCACTGCTCGATGGGGCTCTGGCCCCCTTCTTGGAGGAAGGAGTCGATTACGAGGCACTGGCCTTCGCACTCAAGATCGTCATCAACTCCGTGTACGGCCTCACTGCGGCGAAGTTTGCCAATCCGTTTAAGGACCCGCGGAACGTGGACAATATTGTTGCGAAGAGAGGTGCGCTATTCATGGTAGACCTCAAACACTTCGTACAGGAGCAGGGCTTCGACGTTGCCCACATTAAGACCGACTCGATCAAGATCCCGGGGGCCACTCCCGAGATTATCGAGAAGGTCATGGAGTTCGGCAAGAAGTACGGCTATACCTTCGAGCATGAGGCCACTTACGATCGTATGTGCCTCGTGAACAAGGCCGTCTATGTCGACTACTGTGACGGACACTGGAGTGCTACCGGTGCCCAGTTCCAGCACCCCTACGTCTTCAAGGAGCTCTTCTCGAAGGAGGAGCTTGACGTCAAGGACGTAGCGGAAACCAAGAGCGTTACCACCGCTCTGTACCTCAACAATGGCTCTGAAGAGAACCCTGAGATGGAGTTCGTTGGTAAGACCGGCGCCTTCGTCCCCGTGAACCGTGGAGGCGGGATCCTTCTCCGCGAGAAAGATGGCAACTACCATGCCGCATCAGGCAGTACCGGTTACAGGTGGGTACAGTTCGAAGCGTTCAAGAATGCGCATCCGGACGACTGGAAGGAGTGGGTCGACTGGAGTTACTTCGAGGGTCTTGCTGACACTGCGAAGGCTGCGGTCAGCGAGTACGGGGACTTCGAGGCCTTCACCCTTGGAGCTTGAGCCGTACGATTGGAGCCTTGGGACTGATGGCTGAGTACGTTAACCGCTGGGATCCATATTCCGAGCTCTCCATCGAGAAGAACCGGATTCCGGTTCTTGATGACCACCTCATCTATGGGACCAACGTCGAACACTATACCTTGACTGTATATTCTCCCGAAGGTCGTGTCAGTAAGTACTGGAATGCCCGGATCCTCAAGGACGACTTGGGTAGGTGTAGAATCGCCTGCCCTCGAGAGGGAAAGATTCTCTGCTTCTCCTGGTTCGATTGGGATGCGCACATGTTCACGCATGACGGCATGAACGAGCTCGTGTTTACGCCCAAGTTGAATTCCAGGAGTCCTCAATCCCTATGGAGCAAGAAGGAGGTGAAGTAATATGTGTTGACGTTGGCGCTGGGTGCACCTGTACGGTGGTCTCTGGTACCGCATGTGGGTCCAGGACGCTGGTTGCGGACGAACCAACTGGACCTGATCGTATTCTGAACAACTAGGAGGAAACTTATGCTCTGGAACCGTATTCGCTGGTACTACTACGAGCGCATCTTCATGGGGTACAACCCCCACTACTGCCCGTTCAACACCATCTGTCAGTGATAGGAGTCTGATATGCAATGCGGACACTGGGTCTGGAAGTTTTCGTTCTGGGACATGCGCTGGCATGCCTGGTGGATTCAAAGTACCTGCAGTGGTTGGTATAGCTACGCCTGAGACCTGATCTGACAAAGCCCCCGGGTCTGTAAAAGTGCCCGGGGGTCGCGTCGGAAACGTGGGGTATTATGAAGACCCTACTCTGAAAGGACACATCATGAACCCGATCGCTACTCTCGTCACTCGTGTGATTGTTGAGACCTGCTCCGGTATGGTCATCACCCGCGCTCTCAAGCCTATTGTCAACTCTGCAAGCGGCCTTACAAAGGTTGCTCTGTGGGTTGGCTCATTTGGCCTGAGTGCTGCTGGTGGTGCCCTCGCCGCGAACGGCGTCATCACATCCATCAATGACGGACTGAAGCTCGGTGATGAAATCGTCGACTCAGACGACTGATCTCACGCTTATACTCCATTAACTTGGGGTATAGGCTTTTTTTGAAAGGAGCACACATGCCTGGAAAGATCGTAGCCCACGATACTCATCTCAGGATCGATACCGAGTTCATCGAACTCAAGGACTGCTTCGAGGCATTCCGCCGAGGAGTGGAATATCGAGAGAAGAACGACGTAGATGATATTCTCGTCATCTGCAACACGACAGACCTCATCGAGTACCAGCTCAAGAATGGCGACAGCTTCATCGTCACGTATGATCCGATCCACCGGATCATCATTATGCGAGCGTTCCTCCACGACGAGGACATCACAGTCAAGCCCATCTACATCTACAACAACCGTGAGTACCAGATCGCTTGTGAGTTCCTCCGGCAGATCATGCACGACAAGATTGATCTCAAGAAAGAGTGGCTCGTATGATGAAGCTGGCGGAGCGGCCCATTCACCAGTTCCCCAACAACGCAATCAAGTTCTACTAAGGAGACACCATGGGTAAGAAGAAGCCTAGCGCAGTTGACGGATTCGACCTCAACGGTAATGTTATCGAAGAGGCGAATGAGTTCGACGGAGTTCTCATTGAGGAATGGGTGAACCAGCGAAGCCCCCTCAAGCCCTCGTGGGTTGGGCGATACAGCGACCAGATGCACTTCGACCTCAAGAACGGAACCGAGGTCAGCTTCTACAAGAGACCCGATATTGTCTACGGAGACATCCTCTTTGCGGAAGGGATTCGCACCATCCTCTTTAAGTGCAGGCAGAAGAAGAACCTCACCCGGTTCATCAGCCGAGTACTCAAGCTGGCCGAGATGGGCCCATCCTCTGTTCACCCCGACCTCCGAGCCTGATATTTTAAGGAGCACACAATGGCACGACTGAATAACATCACAATCGAGAACGCCCGTATCTTCTTCAAGGACTTCTCTGCCGCTGGTCCTTTCGCCGGTGGTACGAAGCGCACCTTTTGTGTTGAGATTCCTGAGGATATGGTCGAGAACCTACAGCGAGACGGCTGGAATGTTAAGTCCCGGGAGTCTCGGAATGATCCGGATGCTGCGACCTGGTATCTTAAGGTGGAGGCCTCTTACCGAGCCCGTCCTCCGAAGGTGGTCTGCATCCCCAACATCACTCGCCGGAAGGTCTTCCTCAATGAGCAGACTATTGACTCGCTGGACTACGTCGAGATCCTGAACGTCGATCTCACGATCAACCCCTATGTCTGGGAGGCGAACGGTAACACCGGCGTCAAGGCATATTTGGGCACCATGTATGTCACGATTACCGAGGACCCGCTCGACGCCAAGTATGCTGATGGCGAGGAGGCTGCCTGATGATTATCAACGGTAAGGACCTGTACGAGGCCTGGTTGAAGTGGACCGAGTCTGAGGAAACCAAGAAGATCCCATTTGTGATTCAGAGCGAGACTTGGTGGGGTGACGAAAGGCACGTGCTAGTCCGAAGTATGGAGCCTATGTCTCACGATCCTTCAACTTATGAGGCGAAACTCTTTAACCACAAGTTCCGTCCCATTACGCTGTTCGTTAACAAGGTCCACGAGTTCGAGGTCATCGAGGATGGCCGATTCAAGTCGGTCAACTGGTGGTAATCATGCGACGCTACGGATTCTTCAACTTCCTGTTTGACTGTACAATGATTGCTCTTACGGGAGGATTCTGGCTCATCTGGATCTTCATCCGAGAGATGCGCCGAGGCTGATTTTATACCCCGGGGTCTGTAAAAGGGCCCCGGGGTTCGCCAACTAGAAAGGACACACAATGGCGAATCGACTGATTGTTACCGCTGACGATATTCGTAAGGCCGTGGAGGAGGCTGATGCTGCTGAGGCAAAGGCCTTGGCCATGGCTCGAGCGAAGGATCGGGCTGAGGGGAAGACCCCACGTACAGAGCTGTACCCTGACCGACCTAAGATCTCCGGCAAGGATATTGTCCTGGCCTTCATCAAGCACCCCCAGCGACGTGAGCTCCGTGCCCATGTCAAAGTGATGCCTCGTAGCTCTGCTGGAAGCGGCAACGGCTACAACTTCCTCGTAAGTATCCCCATGGTTCGGAACCGAGAGCTCGCGGATGATTTCGCTGAGCAGTTCGCAAGGTTCATGGACTACCTTCTTGACGAGTATGATATTCCCAAGCGTAAAAGGAACGCGAGCAACAAATGAGCGAGACCATGAGTGTTTTCAACGCAGGCATCATTGACCCCAGTGACCTTCAGAAGTACCTCGATAACCGGAATGGCGGGGCTCGACCGGTCTTTGTATACAAGCACAGGCTTCATGACATCATCAGTCTCCGCCAAGACAACAACGGAGAGTGGCTCATGTTGGCTGTCAACGAGCAAAGGATGTCTCGTATGTTCCGTATTGGGCCTAGCCTCCACTATGACGGCAATTTCTTCTACATGAACGACTCGAAAGACGCATGACAAAATGACTGACTGGAATATTGAGAATGGCCCAGTAGAGCTCGACGAGATCGAGGCGCGGGTCATCGATATGCGCGACGTTCGAAACCGCGGCATGTTTCCGACTCTAGTCTATAACGGACGTACGCATTATATCACCGAGGTACTTCCTTCTTTCAAAGGTAAGCGACGTCTGGTGACCATTGATGGTGAAGGGCGAAGTAAGATGTTTGATGTGTCAGACCCCCTCGTCTTCGACGGTGAGGTTCTTCGTTTCGCTGAAGAATTCTTCGAGATGAAGTGGGAAGAGTACTACAGACACTGGCGGAACCTCGGTACTCGTCCAGATGTGGTTGAGTGGTGCGGCGAGCCGTATATTGTCTACTCTCTCACCAAGATTACTGGCGATGACTCGCTGTATCTTACGGTCGGCTCTAAGCCTACTGAGAGGATCATGATCCGGCTTGACAAGATGTCGGTCATTATTCGTGATCACCGGAAGACCGGAATAAGGCCTCGGTGGATCCTCAAGCACACCAAGCAGGTTTCTTACCAGACGAAGTGGGACTGACATGGAACTGAATACAGAAGGATTCTACAAGAAGCCACGGGTTCTCTCGGGGTTCAAGTTCCTGTCTCACATCACCGAGACTCGTAAGTGCGGGAACCGGATGCCCGTATATTTCCCGAACCAGGGTACCATCGATGTCATTGACTACCGATTGAACCCAAATGACCGATTCGATTGCTCCGTACTGTTCCTTGCCCCGCTGGGTAAGGACGACGTCTGGGTCGAGGACATTGAGGAGTGGGAGTTCGTTCAGTACCGCCCCAATACACAGTGGACTGCAATCAAGATCGAGACAGAAGAGGAAGACGATATGATGCCCCTTGTCACTGAAACTATCCCTGCTAGGACATATTTTAAGATGCTCCTGAACTCGATCTATGGTAAGAACTACTTCTGTGTGATGATTGAGGGCGGGAACGGGAACTTCTACGAGGCGACTGGCGTCGAGGTCAAGGGCAACAACGCCCAGGTTCTTGTTGCACCGAATGACGATCGCGTCGATAAGATCATCTTTACCAATATCGGCGACCTCTCGTTCGAGTACACCACAACCCCTGATGGAAAGCGGGGGTACTACCGTCATATTAGAAAAGGAAACCCCATGCCTGAGACAGAGCTTGCCCCTATTGACTTCCAGGACTTCTACATCAAGAATACCTTCGACAATCTCAATGAGACGGTTGTCTTGTACGATGAACAGTTCTACACTGTTCTGGGTATGCGGACCAACCTCGCGAAGCCGGGTAACTACAGCCTGTACCTAATGCGACGGGCATTCGACACCGTCCGTAAGGTTGAGATCCCCCCGAACCAGAAGTTCATCTACCAGAAGAACTCCAACTCCTGGCTTGTTGACCCTGTGGAGGCGCTGTACACCGACTTCACCGACATCAAGAACCAGCTCCGTGCTGAAGGCGTCAAGAGGGTTATTGTCGCTGGGGTTGAGAAGGAGCTGAAGCGGGTCTCTGAGATCTCGTCTGGTCTTCTTCACCTGGTATTCGCTTACGATGGCGAACTCGAGCACTTCTACTCGACGAAGAACACCCGTCTTCGTGTCCGGGAGGGGAAGATCGCCACCGAGTATCTCCTGGACCACGTCAAGAGGATGCACGTGTGACCGAGGAGTGGTTTGATGCTCCCGCCGCTTATGAAGGATACCAGGTCTCGACTCGGGGCCGTATTCGCCATGGCGGGACTCAGCAGATAAAGAAGCTCACATATGATCATCGCGGAACTCCTCGTGTGAATTTGTTCTGTGATGGTCAGAGCTCCTCTTGCAGGGCGCACCACGTAGTATGGTACACGTTCTTCGGAGCGATCCCATACAAGCACTACGTCGTCCCGAAGGATGACAACTGGGAGAACATCGCCCCTGACAATCTCGAGTGTATTTCCATCCGGGAGTACCGGCAGAAGCAGTGGGCAGAGTACAATGACGCCATGGACCGCATATTTGCGGAGGTGGAGGAGGAACTCGGATAGAATGACAGTTGAGTATCGTCCTGAGCAGATTCAGGCGGTGCGTCAACTGCGAAACGGCAGCATCTTGGCTGGTGGCGTTGGTTCAGGGAAGACCCTGACAAGCCTGGCGTGGTATCTCACGTCTGTTTGTAACGCCGCCTCGTTCAAGAAAGGGGGGTCCTTGGCTAAGAGAGTAGTCAAGGGCTCCCCTACGCTGTACGTCATCACGACCGCTAAGAAGCGGGACTCCCTTGAGTGGGAGGAGGAAGCTGCGCGTCTCGGTCTGAGTACAGATCCTGCATGTTCTTTCACTGGTTCACGGATTGTCGTGGACTCGTGGAACAACATCGGGAAGTACTCGGACCGGGAACACGCGGTATTCTTTTTTGATGAGCAGCGTGCTTCTGGCAGTGGGCGCTGGGTCAAGGAGTTTCTCAAGATAGCTAAGAAGAACACCTGGATCATGCTCTCAGCGACTCCTGGAGATGTCTGGTTGGACTATCTCCCGGTATTCATGGCGCATGGCTTCTATAGGACTCGTACGGAGTTCATGGATGACCATGTCATATTTGACAGATTCGCAAAGTACCCCAAGGTAAAGAAATACGTGGGGGAGGCGAAGCTGCAGAGATTGCGCCGGAGTATCCTCGTGGAGATGCCGGTGGAGCGTCATACGACTCGGGTGATGAAACGTATCCCGTGTGAGTACGACAGAGAGCTATACAAGCGGGTCGTGAAGACTCGTATGGATCCTTGGACGAATGAACCCCTTAGAGACGCAGGTGGGGTCTGCAGAACCCTACGAAAGGTAGTGAGTGACAATGACTGGCGTTCAGACAAAGCCCTCCGCTTTCTCGCAAGCCATGAGAGAGTTATCGTATTCTACAATTACGACTATGAACTCGAGCGAATACTTGCAGTTGCAGCTCGGCTTGGACTGCCTACGGCGCAATGGAATGGACATAGGCACGATGCTTTACCAGGAGGAGACAGATGGATCTATATCTGTCAGTACACCTCGGCAGCAGAAGGATGGAACTGTACTAGTACCGATACGGTTCTCTTCTGGTCCTACAACTATTCCTGGAGAGTCACCGAGCAGTGTGAAGGACGGATCGACCGACTGAATACGCCTTACAGGGAGTTGAAATACTACTTCCTTGAGTCGGATTCTTCGATCGATGAGGCGGTGAAACGTTCGCTGAGGGCGAAAAAGGTCTTCAATGAGAGGGCTTTTCGGGTCTGAAAGGGCGTTTCAGTTTTGTCCTTTTTTTGGCCACTTGTCCATTTTCGATGTTACAGATGTGACTTCTGTGACTAGGAGATGACAAGTGGCCAAAAAAGTGGGCACAGTGGCCACTTTTTTTTCAGTTTTGGCCACCCCTAAAACGTTGCAATTTCAACGAAAAGTCGGGGTAGTGGCCAAATGGCCATTATATTATACATATTGATTGATTGATTGATATTTTTAATATATAGAGAGAAAAGAAAAAAGTGGGCTTTTGGCCAACCCCCTTCTCAAGCCTCTCTCACTAGTGTCCCTGCCCCATGTCGCGAACTCGGCATATAATGAATAGAAGGAATAAATAAAGCTTATCCCTTCTTATAGGCTTACCCAGAGGAGCACAACTATGCGTGAGTCTCAGTTTCAAGCCCAGCTAATTAAGAAGCTGGGTAAGATGCTGCCCGGGTGTATCGTTCTCAAGAACGACCCCAACTACATTCAAGGCATACCCGATCTGATTATCCTCCACAAGGATAAGTGGGCAGCCCTTGAAGTCAAGCGAGGCGAGTATGCCTCAGTCCGTCCGAACCAAGCACACTACGTTCGGACCATGCACGCAATGTCGTATGCAGCATTCATCTACCCTGAGAATGAGAGCGAGATTCTAGATGAACTTCAACGATCACTCTGCGCTTAGTGGCGCACATGCTTTTCTCTCCGCCAGTAAGTATCACTGGCTCAACTACTCACCCGAGAAGTTGATCGAGTCCTTCCGGACATCCCAGGCCGCAGCAAAAGGCACCCGTCTTCACGAGCTCGCAGCAGAGCACATTCGTCTAAAGATGCGTATGCCCCGAAACAAGGTGACATTCAACAACTATGTTAACGATGCTATTGGGTTTCGGATGGAGCCGGAGCAAGTCCTGTTTTACTCGGTCAACTGCTTTGGTACTGCTGACGCTATCTCCTTTGACAAGGGTCTACTTCGCATCCACGATCTGAAGACCGGAGTCACCCCAGCTAAGATTGATCAGCTCATGATCTATGCCGCCCTATTCTGCCTTGAGTATGATATTCGGCCCGGCGAGATCAATTACGAGCTCCGGATCTACCAGAATGACGATATTCTGATCGCAAACCCAGAGGGCGATGAAATCTCCCCCATTATGGGTACAATCATCAGCTTCGACAAGATAATCGAGAAGATTAAGGAGGAGGAAGCCTAATATGACGGATTTGGCCCACTACGGCGTAAAGCGCAAGAGCGGCCGTTATCCCTGGGGCTCTGGAAAAGACCCCCATCAACATTCAGGCGACCTTCTGTCGACTATCAAGGACCTAAAGGCCAAGGGACTCAGTGAGACTGAGATCGCCAAGGGTCTTGGAATGACCACTACCCAGCTTCGAGCCCAGAAATCCATTGCCAAGAACGAGAAGCGTAAGGCTGATGTCGCAATGGTGGCCCGGTTGAAGGAGAAGGGGATGTCCAACACGGCTATTGGCCGTCGAATGGGCATCAATGAGTCCTCCGTCCGTGCTCTTTTAGACCCCACCCTCAAAGAAAGGGCTGGGAGTACCGAAGCTCTGGCCAAGGAGCTCAAGAAGCAGGTTGGTAAGGACGGTCTAGTAGACGTCGGGCTAGGCGTCGAGGTCAATATGGGTGTCACAAGCACCAAGATGAAGACCGCTACCGCCATGCTCGAGGCTGAGGGCTACCACGTCCACAAGGTGAAGGTCACTCAGCAGACAACCGGCAAGCAGACCGAGATGAAGGTCCTTGTTCCTCCAGGAATGGACTACAAGACGGTCCTTGCCAAGCGGGGCGAGATTAAAGCCCCCGGTGTCAACATTGAAGACGGGGGTCGTACCGTCTACGGCATCGAGAAGCCCACAGCTGTGTCAAGCAAGCGGGTCAAGGTTCGCTATGGACCTGAGGGTGGTGCCGATATGGACGGCGTAATCGAGGTCCGACGAGGAGTCAAAGACCTGTCCCTCGGCGCATCCAACTACGCCCAGGTTCGAATCTCTGTTGATGGTACACACTACCTCAAGGGTATGGCGATGTACTCGGATGACATACCTAAGGGATATGACCTCCGGTTCAACACCAACAAGAAGCCCACTGGGAATAAGCTGGACGCCCTCAAGAAGCAGACTGGGGATCCCGCAAACCCATTCGGTTCCGTCATTCGCAAGCAGCTACACTATACTGACAAGAACGGTAAGAAGAAGCTGTCCGCAATGAACATCGTCAACGACGAAGGAACATGGGGAGACTGGTCTAAGACCTTGAGCTCCCAGTTCCTTTCAAAGCAGCCCGTCTCTCTTGCCAAGCAGCAGCTGCAGAAAGTTCGTGATAAGCGCCGTGCCGAGTTCGAAGAGATCATGGCTCTTACAAATCCCTCCGTCAAGAAGAAGCTGCTTCAGTCTTTCGCAGACTCAGTAGACTCGGACGCTGTGGATCTTAAGGCCGCATCCCTTCCAAGACAGGCAAGCCAAGTCATTCTCCCCGTACCCAAGATGAAGACTACGGAGGTTTACGCCCCCAACTTCAAACATGGTGAGAAGGTTGTACTGGTTCGCCATCCTCATGGTGGACGCTTCGAGATTCCCGAATTGACCGTCAACAATAAAAACCCCCATGCCAGAAAAGCAATAGGGACTAAGGTTAAAGACGCAATCGGAATCCATCCCAAGGTTGCAGAACGTCTGTCTGGTGCAGACTTCGACGGTGACTCGGTTCTTTGTATCCCGAACAATAGCGGAAAGGTCAAGACTTCCCCGGCTCTTAAAGGGCTGAAGGACTTTGATCCTAAAGCTACATACCCTGGGTATGAAGGAATGCCTAAGATGTCAGACAAGAACAAGCAACTTAAGATGGGCGAGGTATCGAATCTGATTACCGACATGACCATAAAAGGTGCCACTCAGTCTGAGATTGCACGGGCAGTTCGACACTCCATGGTTGTAATTGATGCACAGAAACATCATCTGAATTACAAGCAGTCGGAGCTTGACAACGGAATTCCAGCCCTCAAGAAGAAGTACCAGGGTAAATCAAATGGTGGGGCATCCACTCTGATTTCCCGTGCTGGTTCTACCGCCTACCTTCCTGATCGAAAAGCCCGGTCCGCTTCAAAGGGTGGGCCTATCGATAAGAAGACAGGCCGTAAGGTTTGGGAAGAAACGGGGAAGACCTACAAGAAACCCATCTTCGATGAAGACGGGGAGACCATTAAAGGTTGGAAGACAGAGAAGAGTATTGTTAAATCCAAGAAGCTAGCCGAGACTCATGATGCATTCTCCCTGGTTTCTAAGGATGGCAGTACAATTGAGACGGTGTATGCCAATCATTCCAATGAGCTGAAGGCCATGGCTAATGAAGCAAGGAAGGCTACACTAACAATCCCCTCTGTCAGGAAAAACCCCCAGGCCTCCAAGACTTATGCCCCTGAGGTTAAGTCCCTCAAGTCAAAAGTTAACGAGGCACTCCGGAACAAACCCCGAGAACGCCAGGCTCAGGTCCTGGCCGACGCCGTTGTTAGGGCTCAGAAGCAAGCTGATCCAACATTGGCCAAAGATAAAGAGCGCCTTTCTAAGGCACGCCGCCAGGCTTTAGCCGAGGCCCGTTCAAGAACGGGGGCTGGTAAGAAGCCTTTCATGATCACACCTCAAGAGTGGAGAGCAATCCAAGAAGGTGCAATCTCACAGGCTGCCTTGAACAAGGTTCTTGAATTGGCTGATGAATCAGTAGTGAGAGAGCTGGCCACACCAAGGGCTCAGCCTAAGCTATCGTCCAGCATGGTGTCCAGAGCTAAGGCTATGAGTAGCAGGGGCAAGACTGCTTCTGAAATCGCTGAAGCTTTGGGAATCTCAACATCATCAGTACACCGTGCTCTAGAGGTAGGGTAGCCCATACCATGGTATACCACTACTCACAGGGCCTCTACATAGGAGGTCTATCATGGCTAGGATGCTAAGCACAGTAGACAATCCTTACGATCCAAGAACTTCTTGGGACGAATGGTTTGCTTACGACACCACACATGGGTACCACACCTGTGGGCTGGTGGCTAGGCTGTGCACATCGACAGATTCTTTGACTGAAAATCTTGAAGTTGAAGAAATCGAGAAAACAATTGATCGAATCCTTCAAATGGATGGAACAAACTTCTATCAAACGTTTGAAGTTGAAGATTAATTTGTTTTCTTGAGCCTTGATGGGGGGAGGGGGAGTCGCCAAAATGACCCCCCGCCCTCATCGTCGCGCCCTCCATATTTTCCCCGGAGGGATATTTGGAAAGCCAATTGGGGTCTAGGTTCTAGGGCTCACAGGAAGTTTTTGTGTGCTCCTTTCTTCCTGCTGGTCTCGCTCACATCGGGCCCTAGAATCTAGTCCCTAATTGGCCCCAAACGCCCTCTATCTAAGGAGCAACTATGGGTAAAAGGGCCTCAACCCCCTCGAAACCCGCTCGAACTGTGGAACAACGAGAGGCGCAGATGATCAATCTGGCGCTCGAGCTCGCTGAGAAGCAGCTTCGGGAGGGGACTGCACCGGCAACAACGGTGAACCACTATCTCAAGCTTGCCTCCACAAGAGAACAGCTCGAGGTTGAGAAGCTGAGAAACGAAACGGCGCTCCTTGAGGCGAAGAAGACTGCGCTTGTGAGTGCAGAGCAAGCCGAGAAGATTGCCAAGGAAGCTATCGAAGCCTTCCGTACATACTCTGGAGCGGGAGATGTTACGGACGTACTCTGATCTGTCTCGACTCGAGACATTCGAGGATCGTTTCGACTACCTATCACTCGATGGGCGAATTGGAACCTCTACGTTTGGCTTTGATCGATACCTAAACCAAAGATTCTACTCCTCAACTGAGTGGAAGAAGGTCAGGAACTTTGTTCTGGCTCGGGATGAAGCCTGTGATCTTGGAATCGAAGGCCTGGACATCAAGTACATGCCGCTGATCCACCACATGAACCCAATCCAGCCCGAGGATCTCGAGAATTTCAATCCAGACATCCTTGAGCCAGAGTTTCTCATCACGACAACCAAGAATACCCACAACGCGATACACTTCGGAGACCGATCGAGGTTGACACCACGAGTTGTTGAGCGTCAACCCAACGATCAAGCTCCCTGGAGGATCTAATGGGAACGATTCTTGAAGACGTAAAGAAGGCGCTCGGCATTGTACCGGGATATGACGCCTTCGATGACCAGATCCTGATGTACATCAACTCCGCACGGATGGATCTCGCACAATTGGGGCCAAAATGCCTCGGGATCATTGAGAAGGAATCTCAGTGGTCCGTCTTTCCGGACGTCAATGACGAAGCGGCCATCAAGTCGTACATCTCACTCAAGGTCCGGCTCATGTTCGACCCGCCAGGAAACTCCTTCTTGGTCACGGCATACCAGAAGCTGATCGAGGAGGCAGCATGGAGACTGATCTACCAGACGGAGGGGAAGTCCTAGCCCACCATGGCGTAAAAGGCATGCGTTGGGGGGTCATCACCAAGAAGGCTTCCGCCGGGCGCAAGGCCACAGCTAATGCGCTGAGAAAAGCTGGGCGTGGAACCGCACGAACCGTATCAGGAACCGTCAGTGCCACTAAGACTGGTGTAGCAAAGGTCCAAAAGGCCCGAGCGAACCGTAAAGCCAAGGTGGCAGAGGTAAAGGCTCGTAAGAAGTTTGGGAACCGGAGCTACAAGAAGATCAGCGACTCCGAGCTCAAGACTCGAATCTCCCGGTTGGAGCAAGAGAAACGGTATCGGGAGCTCAAGGCCGATCGCCACCTGGTTCGAGGTCGCGAGGTCACTCGACAGATCCTCGAAGGGTCTATCACCAAGGCTGGAACCTATGCGGGCAACAAGCTCCTCCGATCGGCGTTCGACAACGCCTTCGACGGAGGACTAGCTGCTAAGGCAGCCAAGGTTGATGCCGCTGCAGGATCGAAGTCGGCGCAGAAGAAGGCCAAGAAGGCCGCTGAAGCTGCAGAGGCTGCGCACCAGGCAGTCAAAGAAGCTTATGATGTGGCATTTAACCAACCCAAGGCAAAACCTAAACCAAAGCCGAAGCAGATCGAGAAACCTAAGTCGTACAAGCAGACTAAGCCCTCGCCGAAACCGAAGCGTCGTCCTCGTAATCCGGGGAGCCCGCTGAAGTAATGCTCTCGAACACCGCAGTACCAAAATACTACGGACAGTTCCGGGATGCAGTCATCCGAGGCGAGATTCCAGTATGTGAAGAGATCTCCTGTGAGATGAATCGAATCGATTCTCTCATAGCGAACCCCGAGTACTACTATGACGACCAAGCCGTAGAAGGATTCATCGCATACTGCGAGAATGAGCTCACGCTGTCCGACGGAGCCGACCTCCACCTGCTCGACAGCTTCAAGCTCTGGGCCGAACAGCTACTTGGCTGGTACTACTTCGAGGACCGCCAGGTCTTTGTCCCATATGAGGACGGAGTCGGCGGTCGATACGAGACCAAAACAGTAAAGAAGCGCCTTACGATCAAGCAGTATCTGATCGTTGCTCGTGGAGCGGCGAAGTCGATGTACATGTCTCTCATCCAGAACTACTTCATGGTGATTGACACGACAACGACACATCAGATCGCTACGGCTCCGACCATGAAGCAGGCCGAAGAGGTGATGGGTCCATTCCGGACTGCTATCACCCGTGCCCGAGGTCCGCTGTACAAGTTCCTCACAGAGGGGTCCCTTCAAAATACAACTGGTGCGAGGGCTAACCGCCAAAAGCTGGTTGCGACTAAGAAGGGCGTTGAAAACTTCCTGACGGGCTCCCTGCTTGAAGTCCGCCCCATGTCTATCGATAAGCTCCAGGGCCTGCGCCCGAAGGTTTGCACAGTTGACGAATGGCTCTCGGGAGACATTCGAGAAGACGTGGTTGGTGCGCTCGAGCAGGGAGCCTCGAAGGTTGACGATCCGGTCATTTTGGCCGTCTCCTCCGAGGGAACCATTCGCAATGCGGTGGGTGACACCATGAAGATGGAGTTGCTCAAAATCCTGAAGGGCGAATACGTCGCCCCTCACATCTCAATCTTCTACTACAGACTTGACGACATCAAGGAAGTAGCAGATCCTGCTATGTGGGTGAAAGCTCAGCCGAACATTGGCATCACGGTGTCCTATGATCGGTACCAGCAGGACGTCGAGCGAATGGAACAAGCCCCAGCTGCTCGAAACGACATCCTCGCAAAGAGGTTCGGAATCCCCATGGAGGGATACACCTACTTCTTCACCTACGAGGAAACAATCCCGCACAGGAAGAACACCTTCTGGAACATGCAGTGCGCCATGGGTGCCGACTTGTCTCAAGGCGATGACTTCTGTGCATTCACCTTCCTGTTCCCACTCCGAAATCAAGCTTTCGGTGTCAAGACTCTGGCATACATCTCTGAGCTTACGCTCATGAAGTTGCCTGGGGCCTTGCGCCAAAAGTATGATGAGTTCATACAAGAAGGCACCCTCCGAGTCATGGAGGGAACCGTTCTTGATATGATGGAGGTCTATGAAGATCTGGATCAGCACATCGCTGACCAGAAGTACGATGTCTCGGCATTCGGGTTCGACCCGTACAATGCCAAGGAATTCGTGACTCGTTGGGAACAGGAGAACGGTCCGTATGGTGTGGAGAAGGTAATCCAGGGAGCCCGAACTGAATCGGTCCCCCTCGGTGAGCTGAAAAAGCTGGCATCGGAACGCCTCCTCATCTTCGACCAGAAACTCATGGCCTTCACCATGGGGAACTGCGTCACACTCGAGGATACCAACGGAAACCGGAAGCTACTGAAGAAGAGAACCGAAGAGAAGATCGACTCAGTGGCTGCTCTGATGGATGCCTTCGTGGCATACAAGAATAACAAGGAGGCATTCGAATGAGCGAGGAGGTGAAATGGGTCTTAGTGATCGATTGAGCCACGCCTGGAATGCATTTACAAGGTCTCCGGACAAGAAGAACTTCACGCCTGAGTATGGATCGTGGACCTTCGGAAATCCGAACCTGAATTACCGTCCTGTCGTCGGCGATCAGACCATCGTCACTAGCATCTACAACCAGATCGCTATCGATGTCTCGAATGTTCCGATTCGTCACGTTAAGACGGACGAGAATGGCAACCTCAAGAGCTACTACCGTAGCTATCTCGACGACTGTCTCTCTCTGAGTGCTAACATCGACCAGACTGGCCAGGGATTCTTCCAGGATCTTGTGCTGTCTCTGTTCGAGGAAGGCGCTGTAGCGATTGTTCCCGTGGACACAGACGTCAGCCCCGACATGACTCAGGGCTATGACATCAAATCCATGCGTGTTGGTACGATTCTCAACTGGTATCCACGCCACGTCCGGGTAGAGGTCTACAACGACCGAACTGGACAGCGAGAACAGCTAACATTGGCGAAGGAATTCGTGGCTGTTGTGCAGAATCCTCTGTACAGCGTCATGAATGCTCCGAACTCCACTCTGCAGCGACTCACTCAGAAGCTACATCTGCTGGATGCTATCGACAAGCAGTCTGGATCCGGTAAGCTGGACATCATCATTCAGCTTCCGTACGTCGTAAAGACTGAGTTGAAGAAACAGCAGGCAGAAGCCAGGCGAAAGGCGATTGAGGAACAGCTCGCCGGTTCTCAGTACGGCATCGCTTACACCGATGGTGCAGAGCGAATCACCCAGCTTAACCGACCGTCCGAGAACAACCTCATGAGCCAGATTCAGTGGCTCACCACGCAGCTGTACAACCAGCTCGGAATGACGGAAGATGTCTTCACAGGCAAGGCTGACGCTCGTCAGATGCTGAACTATCAGAACCGTACGGTTCGCCCAGTTCTGAAGGCGATCACTGATGCCCTCACCCGGACATTCCTCACGAAGACTGCCCGAACGCAGAAGCAGCGGATCATGGCGATCGAGGATCCGTTCCTCAACGTCCCGCTCGAGGAGATGTCCACGCTGGTCGACTCCGTCAAGCGCAACGAGATCGGTACAGCCAATGAGCTTCGCCCGAAGTTCGGCTGGCCGCAATCGGAGGAAGAGACGGCAGACCAGTTGGTGAACTCCAACATCAATCCGGCAACCGAGATGGAGCCGACAGGCGAAGAGCCTATCGAGGAGATCCCAGCTGCCGATGTCCCAATTTCCGAACTGATGGAGAGTAGTCAAAATGGCAGTTAAGTGCGACTTCTCCGGCTACGCCACCAAGAACGATGTTCGGTGCTCGGATAACAAGATCATCCGGCATGGCGCATTTGCGGCGTATGACGGGAAGACCGTGCCTCTGGTCTGGCAGCACAAGCATGGGGATGTTGAGAACGTCCTCGGTCATGCCGACCTTGAGGTCCGTGAGGATGGGGTTTACGCCTACGCCCATCTGAACAACACCGACCGTGGGCGGACTGCTCGAGAGATGGTCCGAAACGGTGACGTAAAGGCGATGAGCATCTATGCGACCCATGTTCGAGCCAAGGGCAACGATGTTGTCCACGGTGAGCTCGTCGAGGTCAGCCTGGTGCTTCGTGGCGCCAACCCTGGCGCTCTCATTGACCAAGTCTCCATCGAGCATGGTGACGACGGAGAGGAGATTGCGGCTGTGATCTACACTGACGAGGATCTCGACTTCGTTTCCAACGGCGATGAGGATGAGGACTTCGAGGCGGAGGAGACGGACGACGTCGAGCACGCTGAGGAGGAGCCTGAGGCCAATGCTGAGGGCGACGAGGACGACCCCACTCTTGGGGAGATCTTCGACGGAATGACCGAGGAGCAGAAGACGGCGGTTTATGCCATCGTCGGACAGCTGGTTGATTCCGTGGACGAGGAGGCGGAGGAGTCTGAGACCGAAGAGGTCGATGACACCGCCCATTCCGACACTACTACTGAGGAAGACGACTTGGCTCACAAGAATGTGTTCGAGGGCTCCGCTGACACCCAGGAGCTCCCGGTTCTGACCCACGCCCAGGTTGAGACCATCTTCGAGGACGCCCGTTCCGGCGGCTCTCTGAAGCAGGCCATCCTGGCTCACGCTGACGCCTACGGTATCAAGCAGATCGAGACCCTCTTCCCCGAGGCGAAGGATTTGTGGAATACCCCGGAATTCATCAAGCGTAAGACCGATTGGGTCAACGCTGTTGTTGGGGGCGCCAAGCACTCACCCTTCTCCCGTATTCGCACCCGCTTCGCCGACATCACGGCTGACGAGGCCCGTGCCAAGGGTTACATCAAGGGCGATAAGAAGGAAGACGAGGTCTTCACGCTTCTGCAGCGTGTCACCTCGCCGACTACTATCTACAAGAAGCAGCGTCTGGACCGTGACGACATCCTGGACATTACCGACTTCGACGTCGTGTCCTGGATTCGTGGCGAGATGAAGATCATGATCGAGGAGGAGCTCGGTCGGGCCATTCTCATCGGTGATGGTCGCCAGGCTTCCTCCAAAGACAAGATCAAGGAGGACTGCATCCGCCCCATCTACAAGGAGGACTCGCTGTATGCTCCGCGCGTCGTCCTTGCCAATGCTACCACCACCGAGGACGTCCTGGACTCTATCGTCCGCGCTATGGACGACTATGACGGTGCCGGTAACCCGACCTGGTTCGCTGAGCCTCACATGGTCACCGAGATCCTTCTGCTGAAGGACAAGATGGGCCACCGTCTGTTCCGTAGCGTCGCCGAGCTGGCTGACTACGTCGGCGTCTCGAAGATCGTCAAGGTCCCGCTGATGAAGGGCCTGCAGCGTACCTCCGCTAAGAACGGTACCGTTGACGCTCTGGGCATCATCGTCAACATGACCGATTATACGGTGGGAGCCGACAAGGGCGGCCAGCTGTTTGCTGCTGAGGACTTCGATATCAGCTTCAACCAGTACCACTACCTCCTGGAGACCCGTCTCTCCGGTGCGCTGACTCACCCGAAGTCTGCGATCATCGTCGAGCGGAAGACCGAGGACGGGAACGTCGTTCCGGAGCCGTGATAGATGGCCAAATTCTTCGGTGACATAGGATTCGCTACGCAGGTCCAAACTTCGCCGGGAATTTGGGAAGACAAGATCATCGAGAAGCAGTACTACGGCGACATCTTCCGCGAAGCACGTCGCTTTAGTGGCAGCGATGAGATTCTTGGATCGATCAACCTGAGTAACCAGATCAGTGTCATTGCTGACGGTTACATCACGGATAATGTCCAGAATCTCAGGTACGTTCGCTGGCTGGGGGGACTTTGGAAAGTCTCTTACGTCGAACTGAAGTTTCCCCGGCTGGTTCTCGAGATGACGGGGGTGTATAATGGACCGACGCCTAGCTCTCCATGAGAAGCTGGTAGAGATCCTCGGGTCTGAGAATGTCTATTATCAGCCACTCCCGTCAATCAAGATCTCGTATCCGTGTATCATCTACGAGAGAAACCCAGGCGATCCGATGTATGCTGACAATCAGAAGTACATCAAGGCGAACCGGTTTCAGGTGACCCTGATCGCCCGCCATCCCGAGGACCCGACTAGGACCAAACTCGAAGATCTCCTGTTCAGTCGCCATATGACTCGACAGGTGACCGATAACCTCTATCACGACATCTTCGATGTCTATTACTAGGAGATAACATGGCTGCACTTGTCTGGGACAAGACTGGTGAGCGTAGGATTGAGACTGGTGTCGACCACTGCGCGCTGTATGTGTATGACCCCAGTGCCAAGACCTACGGCAAGGGCGTTGCTTGGAATGGTATCACCGCCATCTCCGAGAAGCCCGAGGGCGCCG